ACACAAAGACCCTCCAACATTAAGCATGTCATACTACATCATTTCGGAAAAGGACTTGCCTCAGGGGTATTCCCTATGCCCCATTAATAAGTTCTACAACACTCTCTGGGACATGATGGATGATGGTCTATTCCCGAAGATTATACCTCTGAAAAGCTCCATTCCTGGAGTGGATCTGCCTTCGACTGGCTGGCTAGAGGTGGAAGAGGGACTGTATGATTCAATAATCCATGGCCTTTATTCAGTGGACCCGATTGTGGAACAGAGAATTGTTTCTGCTGTGGGATGGCCCTTGGAAAAGAAGAGAGCCTTGATTCTGAACTTCTTCAGGTACCTCAAGCTAGACATGGTATGGACCCAAACTCTTCGGAATGCTTTCTTGACCATAGTTAGCATTGCCTTGTTTGGAGATCAGAATCCTAAACTGAGGAGGAAACAGAAATCCAGATTGACACCAGGAGTAATGCTGTTCCTACTAGCTCAAAAACTGCGGTCTAAAATCAGGAAGATGAATCTCTCAGAGAGGCAAGTGACTGGAAAGAATCTTGTAAAGGATTTATGTCTCATCCACTCTCTGAACCTGCAGAAAAGGTTAGTTCTGAGAGGGACCATGGTGGACAAAAGATTTTTCACTCACTTTGAGCAAAGTCCTCCCAGCTCTAAGGTGGACAAGCATGGCTCCAAGAACAAACATCTTAAATTCTTATTTGACTCTGACCTGGACAACCTGAAAGTCCATCCTAAATTTGTCAATCTGGAGGAGCACTGGGAGGCTTTTGAGAGTGTCAGAGAACGCCTGCTGGACACCTCCTTTGAGAAAGACTGGCCAGTCGTTGGCAGACTGTAGGTTGGGCCGAAGCCCTTTTAGAGTCCAATTAGAGGTTTTAAATTTTGGCCGAATTACTAAATTCCAAATTGACCCTTAGATCATTGATCTAAGGGTCGTGGCAGCCTGAACCACTGCCTTGCTTGCCTTTCCATTACCATCCACGAGCTTGAAGCTCTGGAGGTAGGCCCTTTTCTGACGAGAAGTCAGAAAGGTGCTTGCCAGACCGGCTTGGAGGGCAGAGTCATTGGCCTCCAAGATGTCTTTGGGCTCCATCCCCCTGTGTTTCACGTTGATGGTTCTGGAGAACTCCAGGAGGTAGAGCCTGTGTGCATCCACCAAAGCCTTGATGGATTCCTCTGGCAGAGTCTCATCAACCAGACCTGCAAAGGCGTTGTGCATCATGTGCACCGGGTAGTCAGCGCTGAGACTCTCCATTCTGGCTCTGGTCACTGCAGTGTGAGTGACCACCTGAGGCAGGATGCGACACGTCAGCCCAGCATTGGCAATGGCAATGCGGGAGAGTGTCAGATCTGAGGCCTCCTTTGCTTTGTCGACCAGATGGTATCTGGCCTTGAGCAGGGCAAACTCCTTTTTACCTGCTTCTGACAGTCTTTTTTCAATGCTCGAGAGCTTGTTTCCTCTGGTCAGATGGAGGGTGATCAGAGCCCTGATATCCCTCATCATCTGCTCCCTGTCCAGTCCTGCTTTTTGAGAGAGCTCGTAAAGCCTCCTCAGAACCACAGTAGCATCAAATCCTTGATACTGGAAGAGGTTGATGAACTCTCTGATCTCCTCTTCTTCCCACGCTGCCTCAGAAACTTCGATTGCGAAGCGCACCCAATCCTCCGGAATAGCCATGATGAATCGATAGCTTAGTTGGAGGTCTTTGTGT